TATGGGCGGGATGCGATGGACCGGTTCACGAAGGATCGAGTCCTCGTGTACTGGATGACGCTGGACCGCGCAGCCTGCTGCCCCGCATGGCAGGACTTCGAGAAGTTCTACGGCTGGGCGATCCGCAACGGCTTCGCCCGTGAAAAGGTGCTCGTACGCCTTGACCCGACCAAACTGATGAGCCCTTTGACTTGCAAATGGAGTCTTCCATGAAATACCTTTTCGCGGACCTTGAGACCTTCTCTCCGCTCAATCTCCCCCAAGTCGGCAGCTTCCGTTATGCGGAAGACTGCGAGATTCTGCTGTGGGGCTACGCCATCGACAACGAACCCGCCCGCGTCTGGGACTGCACGAACCCGCAGACCAAAGAGATGCCCGAAGCGCTTGCCAAGGCGCTCAAGGAAGTGCAGGCGGGCGAGCGCAAGATCGTCTGGCACAACGGCATGATGTTCGACACGGTTGTGCTTGCCGCCCACGGCTACCACATCCCGCTCGAGATGATCGTGGACACCATGGTCATCGCCTATCAGCACGGGCTCCCCGGCGCTCTTGGCGACCTCTGCGACGTGCTTCGCATGTCGACCGACAAAGCGAAGGACAAGGACGGCAAGCGCCTCGTGCAGCTCTTCTGCAAGCCGCAGCCTGAGTGCTACAAGGTGCGTCGCCATGACCGCTACACGAAGCCCGAGGACTGGATCAAGTTCGTCAACTACTGCAGGCTCGACGTGGAGGCGGAGCGTGAGCTCTTCAAGGCTTTGCCGAAGTGGAACTGCACGGAGTGGGAGCATCGCCTGCAGGTGCTCGATGCCGAGATCAACCGACGAGGCATGCAGATTGACGTCGACCTTGCCGAGGCCGCGGTTGAACTATCCGAGCGGAACAAGAAGCTCCTGGCCGAGGAGACTCAGCGGCAGACGAACGGTGAAGTCGGCGCCGCCACGCAGCGTGATGCGCTCATCGACTACATGGCTCGCGAGTACGGCTGGAAGATCGACACGATGACGAAGGCCGAGCTTGAGAAGCGGGTGGACGACCCGTCCGTACCGGAGCCCGTTCGTGAGCTTCTGAAGCTTCGTCTTATGTCCACGAAGACTTCCATTCAGAAGTTCAAGGCGCTTCTGCGTCGCGTCAACAAGGACGGTCGCATGCGCGGCGGGCTCCAGTTCCGTGGGGCTTCGAGAACCGGGAGGTGGTCGGGTAGGGGCTTTCAAGGCCAGAACCTGGCTCGCCCCACAGTTTCACAGAAGGAGATCGACTTCGCTACCGAAGTGCTCAAGCAGCGAGACGGTACGTTCGAGTGCTTCTACGACGACCCATCGGTCATCCTTCCCAACCTTCTCCGAGGCGAAATCATCGCGCCCGCCGGCAAGAAACTGATCGTCGCCGACTACTCCAACGTCGAAGGCCGGGTGCTCGCTTGGCTTGCCGGTGAGGAGTGGAAGCTTCAAGCCTTCCGTGACTTCGATGCGGGCCACGGGCACGACTTGTACAAGTTGGCCTACGCCCGAGCCTTCGGCGTGAAGCCTGAGGACGTGACGAAGCCCCAGCGCCAGATCGGCAAGGTGCTCGAGCTCGCGCTCGGGTATGGCGGCGGCGCTCCGGCCTTCGCTCGCTTCGCCAAGGCGTACGGAATAGACCTCTCCGACATGGCCGAGTACGTCAAGTCGACCGCGCCACGTGCTGTTTGGCTCGAAGCGGTTGACGGGTATCCGTACTTTGTAGAGAAGAACAGAACGGGCGGTCTTGAGCGTGAGCCCTTCATCGCCTGTGATGTCCTGAAGCGCCTGTGGAGAAAGTCGAACCCGAAGATCGTCCAGTTCTGGGCGAACGCTGGCAACGCGGTGCAGAAGACCATCGTCTCTCGAGAGAGTGTTCGCGTCGGCTACGTCGCCTTCGCCAGGACCGAGAGCTTCCTCGTCATCCGACTGCCGAGCGGCCGTCTGCTCTGCTACCCGTCGCCGAAGACGAATCCGGGGGTCGGCAAGGACTCTTTCACCTATATGGGCATTAATCAGTTCTCGCGCAAGTGGGAAAAGATTGAGTCATATGGGGCGAAAAACGTGGAAAACATTACCCAGGCAGTCGCTTGCGATCTCCTCTCCGAAGGGCTTCTCCGCATGGACGCTGCGGGCTACAAGACCGTGCTGACGATCCACGACGAAGCGATCACGGAAGCGCCTGACACCGACGAGTTCACCTTCAAGAAGATGGAGCATCTGATGTCGACGCTGCCCGACTGGGCGCCCGAGCTTCCTCTCGTAGCGGCGGGCTACGAAGCCTACAGATACAGGAAGGACTAGGCCATGGAAAAAGAGAAAGACCTGCGCCTGACGCCTCGCGAGTTGGAAATCCTACAGCTCACAGCAAAGGGCCTCGAGCAAACGCAGATTGCGGAAATCCTGGGCATTTCGTTCGCGACTGTCGTCGCGCACAGGAAGAAGCTCTTTAAGAAGCTGGGTGTCCACAACGCCGCCGAGGCGGTTTACGAAGCCTTCCAAATGGGGCTTTTAAAGGTTCAAAAATGAAAAAGCGAAACAAGAAGTACCGTCCGAAGCGCACGCACGCCCCTTCTTTCATTTACTCCCTGACGCTGGGGGAGTTGACGGCGGGGGACCGCGCGAGGTCGGACATCCATCCGTACGTCCACCTCGATGTTCTGCGCCGTGGCGAGGGGAACGAAGAGGACGCATGGCACGTCCAGTCCGCGCTTCGCCACGCGTGGGTTCTGAGCCAGGGGTTCGAGGAGAAGACGACGATGAGGCTCACTTTCCTTCTCGCGTTCGCCTCGCTCAACTGCATGGCGCAGCTCAAGAAGCGGGAAGAACCTGAGCTGCCGGATGCGCTCTTCGAGCCCGTCGACCTGGCGCTTGAGTATCTGAAGCAGATGAAGGATTCGTGCAACCGCTCCGAGCTCCTGAAGTCCATGTGGGCGCTTGAGGCGTCCGGTCACATCTTCGACATCCCGACAGGCTCCGGCTTCCTTGTCGACCCCGTCAACGATGACGACTTCGACAAGGTGCAGGGCCGAGGAGGCTTCGCGGTCATCAACAAGAAGACCCGACGAGGTTGGATTGAACGAAACGAAGCCATGAACCGCTGGGAGTGGCACTGCCATGACGAAGATGTCGTGGTGCCGATAACCAAACCCTTTGTCCTTTTACTTTACACACCTATCAAACCATGAATTGCATCACCCATCAATACCCTTTGCCGACCTGCGCCATCCACGGCGAAGACAGCTCTGTGCGTGTTACCGCCCGCGTGGTCGGCGTCTCCAAGGTGGGCATGCCCAAGGTCGTCATCGACATGGATGGCGTCAAGGGCATCCCGCTGACTGAGATCCACAAGCTCGAAACTTTTCTGACGAGTGTCTACGACTGGCGCCGTCTCGCGTTCAACAAAGGAGAGATCAAGTGAACGACAACATCAACCACCCCAAGCACTACGAAGATGCGGGCTATCTCGTTCAGCCCATCGACGTGTGCCAAGAGTTGCCCTTCTGCCTGGGCAACGCCGTCAAGTACCTCTGCCGCGCCGGAAATAAGGAGGGGTGCCCCGAGCTCGAGGACCTGAAGAAGGCCCAGTGGTACCTCAATCGACAGCTTGCCCTCCTCGACAACGGCTCCATGGCCGTTGTTCTGTCGGCCAGAGGGGCCTGTGCCGCACGCTTCATCGCGGAGAAGCACAACGGTCCGCTCCGTTGGCTGTTCGAGAACGGGATCTGCGGTGCCGCTGCCAACGGCTTTGTCGTCCCGAGGACGGGTGTTGTCTCCTGCTTAGCGGCAGTGCGCATGGCCATTTACCAACTCGTCGAGCAGAAGGAGGACGAAGAATGACAAAAGATGGAAATATCGAATGGCAACGGTACGACGCAGACGATGAAGCAACGCACCCAGACACCGGAAAAGAACTAATCATCATCGCTCTGAAAGGCGGCAAGCCCGTGTTTATCCCCCGTGGATATTTCGGCCTGGGCACTGAGTTCTTCTACGAGGTAAAGGCCGCCAAAGGCTGCAAGGTCACGAAGCGAACCGAGTACAAAGTCGAGGACTTCGACGACATCGCATGGGCTTATCTTGACATTCCGTCGTGGTGGGTCAGAAAGGAGGACGAAGAATGAGGACTGAAAGAGAATACAGACGCATGGCAATCGTCGCTTTGGACTTCATCCAGAAGTACGCGACTGCAGGAAAAGAGGGCTGGAAAGGTCAAACTCCTCCGACCATGGAGGAAGTCGACTCGGTTATCCGCGACCTGTCCTATTTCGTTGGAGCGCTGAAGGACTATCGCTCGATCCGCATCCAGATGATGAAGGAGGCTGAAAAATGAAGGACTTCTGGGGGTTCTACTGGTTAATGCTACGACTCCTTCTGGCGGTCGCCGCCTGCGCGTTCGTGGTAGGCGCCCTCCTTGCCCTGCTGGAACACCTGCTTGGCGACAGTACGCTCGTGCGTCTCGCCCAGTTGGGGGTAGTCATCGCCATCGCTCCTGTCATTGGGTACGCAGCCGGCAAGCTTCTCGGGAAGGACCTATGACGCCTGAAGGAAAACTCGTAGCCTACCTGTGCAAGCGGGCGAAGGCAGAAGGCTTCCGTGTGCGCAAGCTCTCCTACGAAGGGCGCCACGGAGCGCCGGACCGACTGATCCTTGCGCCGGGCGCAGCCGTCTTCGTGGAAGTGAAGGCGCCGGGGCAGCGGCCCCGCCCTGAGCAGACGCGCGAGCTTGCCATCTTCAATGACAGCGGGCTTCACGCCTGCTGGGTGGCGTCCAAGGAGGGCATTGACAGCGTGCTCACGGAGCTCTCGCTTCGCTCCTGGCACGCGCTGGAGGAAGACCCGTATGTGTGATGCCCTTTTCGGGATGTTCGTTACGCTGCTCCCGCTCCTCGCCGCCGGGCTTGTCGCGTGGATTCTGTCCTGGTGCGAAGACAAGGGGAAATCATGAAGTTCACCCCTCGCCCCTATCAGAGGCTGATCGTCAACCACATCCTCTCCCGCGAGCGGACTGCCGTATGGGCAGGCATGGGAATGGGCAAGACTAGCTCGACGCTCTACGCCATCAACCTTCTCCAGTCGGTAGAAGGCGTAGGCCCCGCGCTGATCCTCGCCCCGCTCCGTGTGGCCGTATC